AGCCTGCAACCCAGGCAGCTTCGCATACAACATAGCACCTCATACAGTAGACGGCATAGACCATCCGCACTGTCCACCAAGAGACCAATGGTTATATAATCTGTCGTATTGCCAATGGCACGTAACTGAAATAGAGAATGGATTACCATGGAGACACCTAAAACAAATGATCACTTAGGTGGTCACCTCAACCGTACCAATATTGATGAGGGTGCTCTTGATTGGTTGATTGAAACCTTTAAACCAGTATCCTTCTTAGACATTGGATGTGGTCCTGGAGGTATGGTAGATCATGCTTCTAGCAGAAATTTATTTTCTGTGGGTATAGATGGCGACCCATCTGTAGCAGGTCCTAACACTGTTACCCATGACTTTGAGACGGGTCCTATTGATATGCGTCACGACATGCTTGGTGGCGTATTCGATATTGGTTGGTCCGTTGAATTTGTAGAGCACGTATACGAGCAGTACATGGATAATTACATGCCGGCATTCAAAGCATGTAAAGTCGTTGTTGTTACCTACGCTCCTCCTGGCACACCTGGCCACCATCATGTTAACCTCCAAGATGAACAGTACTGGATAGACAAGTTCAAGGAGTACGGTTTTACTTACGACTTAACCATGACGATTAAACTACGACAATCCTCAACAATGAATCTTAAAAAGAAGAGTGAAGAAAAACGGTTTGTACAAAAACGAGGGTTGGTATTCTTAAATGATTCTCTCTGATCTTAACAGAGACCACGGTCTGACACTTCCTTCGTTGTTCGATCTTGGACTTGACGAGTGCTTGTATCCTGACAGTGTAAAGACAATGTCACTTGAAAGTGCTTTTTACTCTTATAGGTCAGGTGAGTTCAATGTCGCGTACGATAAATTTGTTTCTGAGGTTTTATCTAAAGTGTCCCTTACGTCTAGCCAACTAGACATTGTCAGAGCTCAGGGAAATAGAATAAAGAAAACAGCTGCTATCTATTTTGATTCTTGTAACAAGCAGGTAGATAGATCAGACATATCAGAAAGCGATTTGTACAGAGAGTTTGACTCGAATGGTTGTGCTGGGTTCAAGTTAAACAGAGAAGAATTGGAAAAACTAACTGCAGCTTGTAATTCAGCTATAACAAAATTAAAGAGTCAACCAGATCGTAAAACGTCTCCTACTAAACACGACGCTTACGATCGCATGACTATCCTAGATAAAAATCATCTTGCTTTTGGTTTAGTAGACAAGTTATTTAAAACGCATGGCGTTCTTGATACAGTAACCAAATACAATAGAAGTAAAACGAACTTACAGCTAGACACTGTAGCCCTCCATGTTGCAAGATCAACTGACACTCACCATTATCAGACCTTAGCAGATGTTCCTGGTAGTCCAAAAACAATTTCGTTTCACATGGATCCCAAGTTTAATGTTATGAAGGCTATCCTATATCTTAACGAAGTAGATTTTAACAATGGTCCCTTCACTACTATTCCAAAATCGAATCGTTGGCACCACCCAGAGTTCGAAAGAATTTTAGCATGCGGTAATAGTGTTGGCAATTATCTGAGCAGCCCAGATCACCGCAAAGCAATGTCCATATTTCCAGAACGAATGACTAAGAATGTAATCATGGGTAAGTACTTTCAAGATGGAAGTGACAACTCAAATATACTGTTAAACAATATGCATAAGTATCTAAGCAAGGATGCTGATTGCATCTTGTTTGATCCGGCACAAACTATCCACCGCGGTGGTCTTGTTGATGTAGGTGAAAGAGTTAGTTTACAAATCATAATGAGGTGATCATGTTATCTGAGCAGGTACTTGAAAGACGCAGGTGGAAAAACAAACTGTATGACAAACTCCTAACGTCATCTATTCTTAGACTATTACCAGACTACATTAAACCTGGTACATTGACGGTTGATGTTGGTGGCAACAGTGGCTATCAAACATACTTCCATGCTAACTACAATAACGTGGTTACTTACGAACCAGTACCAGAGTTATTTAAGGTCTTGTCAACTAACTTGAAAGGTCTTGAAAAGAAAGTAACTCTCATCAATAAAGCCGTGACAAACGAAAACAAGAACGTCCAATTGTTTGTTGATGTAAACAGGCTGTCTATGACTAGTCAGGTCCCTCTGGTTGAAAGTCAAGAGATTACTGTCCCGGGGGTTGCACTAGACAACGAAAATCTATCTAACGTAGGATTCATTAAGATAGATGTTGAAGGATATGAGTTAGATGTGCTCGAGGGTGCTTCTAAACTCATTGAGCGAGATAGGCCCACAATGATGGTAGAAATATATCAACCGTGGTGTGAGAAGATTGGATTTAGCTGTGAAGAGATATTTGACTTCTTTGTTTCAAAAGATTATCGAATACTGTACTATGACTGTGAACAATCAAAAATGGTTGAATGTGGTGAAGCTGGATTTACTGATGTAGCTGCAGCCGTGCACGCCGTACAAAAACTCCACCATCTCCATGATGGTGACTTTTTATTTGTGGCAAACTGATGAGTCATTTTTCCTTAACTAAAAAGTTTATCTTTATCCACGTTCCAAAGACTGGTGGAGTTGCAATGCTCGACTATCTTAAAAGGATCAAAGACCTACAAAAACTTCAAGACCTTAAAGATGAGCTTGGTGATGAACGTACTGGTTGGGACGACAACCATTATTACTACAACACCACTTTGAAAACCCTACTCGATCTTTATGGTGGAGTGCACGACTTCAAAGATTTTTCTGTATTTGGTGTAGTAAGAAATCCGTATGAAAGAATGGTGTCGATGTATCTGCATCGATTACGTAAACCAAAGTACAATACAGAAGCAGACAACATTGTGCTTAGCCAAGGTTTTGAACACTGGTTGTTAAACACACAGCACAGAGCGGACAAGTATATTACAACTAGACCTCAAATGGAATGGTTTGATGATTGTGAGAATCCTAAAATTATTTGTCAAAGCAAGTTAAACACCAAATGGTTAAAAAAAGTTAGTAACACTCCTACAATGGATGCTAGCTTACCAATAAAACATACCAGTAACAAACCTATAGATACTTACTATCACTACCACACAGCCAAGACTGTGGACTTTGTGAAGGAAGTGTTTGCAAGAGATATTGAATGGGGTAACTACGAGTCACCAAAAGTAATGTATCATGTATGAGTACTGTAGGAAACACAGCGCTACTTCCATACGGTACTGTTCCGTCTGCTCCTCCCATAGAGCTTCCTAAGGTACAAGAGTTCAAGGACGATAGAACTCGTAACGCCGAACACTTTTTCCAAAGCGAAATAAATCAAATTAATGAAAAGTATCAAAGACTTGTTGCTCTAGCCAATGATACTCAGATGGTGTACAATGCTCAATACAATTTTGTACCTAAAGTTGGATTTACTTACTACTTGTACTGGACCGGTGACAACTATATGCTTTCAATGATAGAGAATTGGAAATGGGACAAGTATCAGTTTGTAGGTGCTTATGAACTTAACAGTGATAATGTTTGGATAAAGAGAGATGAGTGAATGCCCACCCGAGTTCTTTACTTGTCTAACAGAAGATGAGTACTGGGAAGTAGAAAACGCACTAGAGGCAAATGGCCTCATGTACGACGTTAATAGTCATAGCTTGCAGCCTATGGGTGATGTTGAAGCTGTAGCAAACTTCACGTGGCAGGTTTTGTTTTTATCACCTTGGGAGTTGGCATACATAGCACTTCCTATGAGTGTGATAGCATTTTATGGTCTAACCATATATGCTTCGTTTAAATGGATCCAAAGAAGGTTTAGTTCGTAATGGGTTTAGGTGATGATCTAATGTGGCTTGGAGAAGCTGCTGAAGTCCACAAACAAAATCCAGATGCTGTTATTCACGATGGACGAGAGTATAGTCCTGTATGGAATCATCACGAATGGGTAGTGGCTCCCGACTACAACGGACCGAAGCAAAAGATAAAGGTTCCAAGAAAGCCAGGTGGCAACAGATGGTACATTCAAGGTTGGGGTCCAGGTAGAATAATTTACAAAGACTATCAGCCAAAGCCAGCACCATATATTGTTTCCAAAGAAGAACTAGAAAGAGCTGATGATATTCTCAAACAACATGGTGTCGATAAACAGTTCGTTATTGTGAACCCCGACACCAAAAACACCACACTCTCTACAAATAAGGATTGGGGATTCAAACGATGGCAGGAGCTAACAAATCTCCTTAGTGATCATATTCAAGTTGTAAGAGTCAAACCTGGCAAATCTGTACAAGATGTTTCTGGTCATGTAGAGTACGGTCAAAAAATGCTTGACAATGCAATCAATATAGTGGAAGATGATGTTCGTATTTCATTTGCTATTATGTCATTGAGCAGCGTCATTATAACGAGTGAAGGTGGTGTCCATCACTTTGCAGCTGCCTTAAAGATACCAGCATATGTAATCTATGGTGGAGTAATTCATCCAGACCAAACAGGATACACTGATAGAGATCAAATGTATTACTTTGTGGGTGATAAACCTTGTGGAAGTCAGGTACCGTGCAGTCATTGTAGAGATGCTATGGCTTTAATTGAACCACGAATAATTTATGAAGATGTGTTAGTAGAGGAACTATTATGAAGCAAGGCAAGGTCTGGGGTGAGACAGAACTAATAGCTTTAGTCCCAGGTGTACTAGAGTTTCACCGTATCGAGGCTGTCAAGGGTGGAGTATGTAGTAAACATGCTCACCAGAGTAAGACTAATGGATTCTATGTCGAAGAAGGCAAGTTGTTGATTCGCGAATGGCAGAATGCATATGACTTAGTGGACGAAACTATATTGGGTCCTGGTGAATACTGTATTGTTCCTCCAGGTGTGTATCATCAGTTTGAAGTTTTGGAAGACTGCATAGCATTTGAGCTTTACTATGCCGAACTTATTGGAGATGATATTGTGAGAGAGAGCGTGGGGTTCAAGCAATGATTACTGTTTATTCGAGGCCAGGATGTAAGTGGTGTGAATCATCTAAGACGTTACTTGAGTTGAAAGGTGTTGAATTCAACGAATTAATGTTGGATGTTGATATCACGGTAGATCAACTTAAAACACTGGTACCGGGTGCAAAGTCAGTACCACAGATTATGGATGATGATATCCACATTGGTGGTTACAAAGAGCTAACCGAGTACTTAGACAAGAAATGAAGGTTGGTATTATTGGCTATGGTAAGGTTGGGCAGGCAACACATGAGTTGTTTCCTGACGCTGCCATATACGATAAAAACATAGACGGGTTCAGGCAGCCACTTGATAGTTCTGTTGATATAGCATTCCTGGCTGTACCTACACCATGGGATGGCCGCCAGCTTGATTGTAGTGCTGTTGATGAAGCAATCGGTGAGGTTGGATGTGAGTTTATAGTTATCCGAAGCGCTACCTATCCTGGATTTGCTGATAGTATGGCTATCAAGCATAACAAAAAAATAGTAGTGCAGCCAGAGCACATGGGTGAAACACCCAACCATCCAATGTCTCTTTTCAGTGACAGACAGTTTATCATACTAGGTGGTGAGCCTGCTGATAGGAGAAAGCTGATCGAATGTTATACTACCGTATACAACGCTAACATAAACATAAGACAAATGTCAGCTAAAGAGGCAGAGTTTGTCAAGCTGTGTGAAAATCGAGCTATCTTCTGGAAAGTAATGCAGTGCCAAGAATTATACGATGCATGTGAAAGTATTGGCATCGATTACTATAATATCAGGGAAGCTGTGTATGGAGATGATCCCAGGCTTGACTTATGGTTTAGTTTCGTGTACCCTGACAAGAGAGGTGCAGATAGCAAGTGCATTCCTAAAGATGTGCATGCATGGAACAAGTACTGTGAGAGCTTTGGGTACGATGCCTTTGCCACACAACAGTTATTGAAATACAATCAAAAATTAACAGGTAATCATAATGAGTACTAACTTAAAGATCATCGACGATAGACCTTCGATGGAGCCAGAGGGTGACGAGTTCTCCTTTGGAGGGGTAACAACAGACGAGCTCTCTAAAAACGCCATGGGTGGAACGGAGATGATGAAGCACGGTCTCTACGAACGGTTAGATCCTGATGTACGAGACAAGGTTCAAATTATTTGTAGTCGAGTTCGAGACGTAGATTCCAGTCGTCCCACAGTATTGTGGTTACATGATATGTTCAATGATCCAGAGTCTCATCACCTTAAAGAAGAAGAAAGTCGAGCTCGATTTGATAAGATGGTGTTTGTTTCTAACTTTCAAAAAACTCAGTATGAGTTGGTATATAATCTAAAGCCAAGCGAACACATTATTATGAGGAACTGTATTGTTCCGATTGAAGATCACGTAAAGCCTCCGCCTGCAGATCAAATTAATCTAATATATCACACAACTCCTCATCGAGGTTTAGACATTCTTGTACCGGTATTTGTAGAGCTGTGTAATCATTTTGATAACATTGTGTTAGATGTATACTCTAGTTTTGACATTTACGGTTGGAAAGAAAGAGATGCTGACTACGAGCATTTGTTTGATCAATGCAGACAGCATCCAAAGATTAACTACCATGGCTATCAACCAAATGAGGTTGTACGCGAAGCCCTGAAGAAAGCACACATCTTTGCCTTCCCATCCATTTGGCCCGAAACATCATGCATAGCTGCAATGGAAGCAATGTCAGCGCGCTGTGCTATCGTGGCACCAGATTTTGCTGCTCTACCAGAAACTCTTGCTGGGTTTGGCATTACCTATAGCATGCACGAAGATGTGAACCAGCATGCAAATATCTTTGTGCAGGCACTGAGTCAAACTATCCAACAGATTAACAGTGACATGATGGACGCTAGGTTGGACTTCCAGAAAGCGTATGCTGACGCGTTTTATTCGTGGGACTCTCGCGTACCTCAATGGAACTCGTTGCTGAGCAGTCTGGCAAATCAAACTTCATAAATATGATAATGGGCACTATAATTCAGTTTCCAGGTAGAACCGAACCTGTCCGACAAGATGTTGATGACTTCTACGAGCAAGAATTGTCTAAGACATTCATTGAAGATTTTGTCGACAAAGTTGGTCATGGTTTAGTAAACGAACTCCACAACAACGGTTACGATGTTGACGATGATGAGTTTATTGTGCGCTATATGTACTCCCTTGAAGTTTTAAAATCAGTACTATATAATAGTAAGAACTTAGAGCATACCCTTTCTAGCATGGTTGGTAAGAATGCTAGAAGGTATTTTGAAGACGAAGTGACGAAGCAATGAATCTATCAATATATGAAACCCTCCTTAAAATAGCAAAGTTAAACGGTAACAAAGCCAGATCAGAAGCCTTATCAGCTTATCAGAACGACTTTCCCATCAAAGTTATTCTTGATCTGGTTTATAACCCAAACATAAAGTTTCTTCTTCCAGAGACAGACCCTCCTTTTACTCCTATCGACGAAGGTATTGACGCACAGAATGTGCTCAAAGCCGACATCCGTCTTCTAAAGTATTGTCTAAACATTCCAGACGGTGAACAACTACGTCCACTTAAACGTGAGCAGATGTTTATACAGTTGCTGGAATCAGTTGATGCTGGTGATGCCAAACTTCTTTTGCATGTAAAGAATAAGAAGTTACCCGCCGAACTGAAGGATATTACAGAAAGTGTTGTGCGAAAGGCGTTTCCTGGGATTGAAGAGAAATGGAAAAAATAGCATTTATTATTGGTAACGGTCCAAGCAGAAAAAAGTTTGATCTAACAAAGCTAAAAGGTAACGGTACGATATACGGGTGCAATGCCTTGTACAGAGATTACCCCGATCTTGTAGATTACCTAGTGTCAATTGATCCTCCAATTATCGAAGAGATAACTAAGAGTAATTTTCCAAAAGAAAAGTTTATTGTTCCTCCATTCGAAGAACAGTTTGAAGACCCGGAATATAACGAGTTTCAACGGTTTAGATCGAATGCTGGTGTCAACGCTATGCTGGAGGCTGTAAAGGCAGGACACAACGTTTTATACTGCTTAGGATTCGACTTTATGATAAAGTCGCCAGAAATATCGTTAGGAAATTTGTATGATGGAACTAACGCATACGGCCCAGAAACACGTTCTAGGTATAATGATAATCTAAATAGAGTAAAGTACATGCAGTTTATTGCTCGCAAGTACGACAAAGTGAAATTCAAGTTTGTCGTTCCTAGATACGGCAACAAAGATGAGTACCATAATTTAAATGCTAGAAATGTATTTGGTGTGTTCTACGATTCGTTTGAGCAGTCGTTGCAACAAGATGTTGCGGAGGCTGCTGTAGGATAATGCCGACTTATACTTTTAAAGATACCCGCACAGACGAATACTTTGAATCCATCATGTCCTATGATGATAAGGTTCGTTTCTTAGAAGACTGTCCCTGGATTACGCCCGTGCTCAATGGATTAACCATTGTGGCAGGGGTTGGTTTGGATTCAAGAATAAAAAATGATGATGGCTGGAATGAGACTTTACAGAAAATAGGTGAAGCTCATCCCAGCAGTGATTTAGCATATCGTTATGTTAAAAAGACAGCAAAAGAGTCTAAGACTGAAGATGCTGTAGCGAAATGGAGGAAGACCCGTCAACTACAACAATAACTAGGAGTTACAATGTCCGATATCGGTTTAGCTTATCAAGAGTACGATTTTTACGAAGATTTATTCGAAAAGCCTAAAAGGATAAAACGTAAGAAAGAACCGACACAAAAATTTCAACTAAATTTAAGGATAGTACCGGCAAAGACACCTAATCAACAAACAGCTTATGATCTTTTTTATCAGGAGAATAACTTAGTTCTTCATGGAGTAGCTGGCACTGGTAAAACCTTCATTTCGCTTTACCTCGCCTTCGATCAGCTGTTAAATCAAAAGAGCTACAAGGACAAAGTAGTTATTGTAAGATCAATAGTTCCTACCAGAGAAATGGGGTTTCTGCCTGGTAGTGAAAAAGACAAAATGAAAACATATGAAGCACCATACCAAGCAATGTGTACTGATTTGTTTGGGAGAGGTGATGCATATGAAGTTCTCAAGAAAAAGAATCAGGTCGAGTTCCTTAGCACTTCGTTTCTCCGAGGTACTACATTAGACGATTGCTTTATCATTGTTGACGAAGCGCAGAACTTGACATTCCACGAGCTCGATAGTATAATTACAAGGGTTGGTGTTAACAGTCAAATAGTCTTCTGTGGTGACTGCAACCAAACCGATCTTGACAAGCCTTGGGATAAAAGTGGACTCTTCTCATTCATGGATATTTTAAAGAATGTTGATGAGTTTAGTAAAGTTGAGTTTAGTTATGACGACATTGTTCGATCTGGACTTGTTCGTAATTATTTGATTGCTAAAGATGGTTATTTGAATGACACACTTCACACACGCGCCCAAGCCAGACATTAATGAGCTAGAAACTAAAGTAGTTGACGGACAGCGATTATATGAAACACCTGATGGCAAACTTTACCCGTCCGTCACTACAGTACTAAAGGATCTGTCTTCAGCTGGAATTGCTGCATGGCGAAAGAAGGTTGGAGATGAAGTAGCTAACAAGGTATCAGCTCAAGCATCGGCAAGAGGTACTGCAGTTCATCATTTGTGTGAAGACTACATTAATAATGAACCTGATTATGCTGATGGCCACATGCCTGCTAACATAGAGACGTTTAACACTCTTAAAGGTCTCATAGACAAGTACCTAGATAATATCGTAATGCAGGAAGTGCCATTGTACTCTAACTACCTTGAAGTTGGAGGGCGTGTAGATTGTATTGGTGAGTGGAACGGCAAACTGTCTGTAATCGATTTCAAAACGTCTAAGCGACGTAAGCGTAAAGATCAGATATCTAACTACTTCATGCAAGCAGCTGCTTATTGTGTTATGTTCGAAGAGCTCACTGGAACAGCTATTACTCAAACAATAATCCTTATGTCCGTCGACAATGACCATCCTCTGGTTTTCAAGTCGAATCGCGACGAGTATATCTATCAATTCATGGAACAACGCGCGAAATATCGCGACAAATACGGCCGTTGACATACTCCTTGTTATAAAGGATGATGTGCGCTGATTTGAGTGAGATTTTGTGATGGCTATTATATCTACTGGTTGTAGTTACGATATGACTGGGCGCAAGCGCCGAAAGGCTAAGCCCAGGGGTGAGGTGTATAAGAAATTTAAGCCGAAGCAGACACGTACGTATGTTCCTCCTGCTCGAGGATTTAGACGAGACGAAGATGTAGTTTACAAGTCTGCAGATATTGATTCGTGTAACACAGCTAAAGCTAACACCAATGTGTATACCGGTGAGCAAAAGCTACTAGGTATCAGTACTCTCCACAAGTCGTGTCTTCAACCTGTCTTCGATAAGCAGACAGCTATCGACAATGCTCAGATGAGGAGAAACTGATGTTTGTGTTAGAAGGTCCAGAAGATTTTGCTGATATGAATTTGGATCAAAAAGCCAAACAGGACAGTATTGACTATTTCTATCACAAACATGCTCCTACATTTGGTAAGCCGAAAAAGGTCGGATCGTTTAAAGGACATAGTAATATCACTTTTAAAACACCTTACGGAGTACTGATGTTTTTTGTTAATCAAAATGATCAGGCAGTTTTTTATGTATCGCTAGACAAAATGACTGATGGGGTTGCTGTGGGTAATGTTAGATCCAACGGAACAATAAAAGCCACAGAAGTTTATCGTTACTTGATATCTAAGTATGGAAAACTTTATAGTGACAAGCACCAAACACCTGATGGCAGAAAGATTTGGGCTAATCTATCAAAACATAACCCAGAGCTAAAAATTTCTTACTCTGGTGACAGATTAGTAGCGAGGCGTTACTAATGTTTGATTATTTAAAGCATGTCGGTACTGTGATCGAGCATGTAGAGAAAGCTCTTCTTCTTTTTATTGTAATGGGTACAGTGTGGGCAGCTGGATTTGACATTGTCCATATGTTTGACACTCAAGGCAAGATGGCTCTTGCTGACCTGTTTATGCTTTTTATCTATGCTGAGATTCTTGGAATGGT